GACTTAAATTCGCGCATCAATTTTTCTTTAATTTGTTGACGCGATCCACTTGCAAAGATACCAACTTTTTCGCACATATGTTGCAAATCCACAATTGTCATTTCATTTAGTTTTTCTCTAAATATATCGATATTAGATGTTCCAAATGGATTCATTTTTTTAATACCAAGGATTTCTTCTAACTTTTTAACCTTTTCAATATCTGGATCAACATAAGCTTTTCCATCTGTAAGTGTTAAATTATCAAGCTCTGACTTCTTAGGTTCAGGCTTTTTTTCGTTTTTTGAATTTTTCTTAATTGACTTTTTAGCCATATAATATATTAAGTAAATTTAATATTATTCAATAAAAAAGGCGTTACCCTTTCGGATAACGCCTAATTTATGACGAACGAACTATTATATTAGACAATCAATCCAACTAGAGCGCGATTGTCGAGAACCATACGGCCCTCTTCCAAAGCACCATAATAACCGATCTTACCCTGACGAAGTGTATATTGATCATCAGCGACGAGGTTGAATTCAGAACCGCTGTCAGCATCGACAGCAACGGCGCGAACTAGAGAATCGCGACTTCTATCGAGACCAACAATGATTTCTTCATTAGCACCATCGAAAGCTGTAGCAGTACCACCGTAAGAAGTAATGCTATAGTGATCAGCATAAGCTGTAGCACCAGCTACAGTATCGAAGATAGTGTTAAACTTCTTGCCAATTCCTAGCTCTAGAATTTCCATGATACTAACACCATAGAATTCAGGTAGACCAGCTTGATTAAAGATTTGATCACGAATTGCATCTGTAGCTACAACAGGAGCGTTACCAGCAGTATTACTTGTGCTTGCAGCAACTACTGGAGCGATTTTAGTGTTAATGGGGTTGTAAGCCATACCACGAATTTCTTCAACGATTTCTGGAGAAACGATAAGATCAGTTAGACCTCTACGAGCGCCAGAAGGAGTTCCACCAACGAACGAAGCGTTAATACGCTTAATCTTTGTGAACAACTTGTTCAAGTCGTTAAGAACGAAACGTCCAGCAGCAGCAGAACGGAAAGTATGATAGTTATTAGCAGCAGTACTATCATTACCTGTAGAAGCTTGAGCTAGAGCAGTCATTACGAGATTAGCAGAAGTTCTTTCTTGCTTGAGCATGACTTCTTGAGCAATACGAGTGAAAGACTTGCTAACTACGTCCAAGCGGCTCTTAGCAGCGTACTTCTTATCGAAAGCGATAGCGCTATCTAGACGATAAGTAGCGATCTTTAGCTCAGAAGCTAAAGGTTGTACTACGTTCTGAGGAAGACCACCAGCTACACTTTGGCTATAAACCTTGATATAGTCCTCATCGAAGATATCATAATAGAGATCTAGAGGAATTGAGGGATTATCTTCAGCATTGAATTGAAGACTAGTGAACAAATTTGAAATAGTTGGAGCGTTATTAATAACTTCAGCCAAAACTGGTCCAATGAATTCAGCCAAAGCTACTTGAGCGTCGAAGGCTACTTCACGGTTTTTGGAGGCTAGAGCTTTGATTAGCTCAACTTGTTCATCTGTTCTCTTTAAAACGATTTTCATATTATTTGATAGTTAAATAGATTAGACAACGTAAGATGTGGTGCAGTCAAATTGAACGAGAGCGTATTTACCAGTAGTAGTACCGGCAAAATAATCACTCTTACCATTCTGAGAAACACGTTGACCAGTGCCAAGAATACGGCCAATGATGCTTGTGGTTCCAGTGAGTGGTGATACTGCTGAAGCGGCAAGACCAGAAACCTTACCAGCGTTAGCAGAGATAATGAGGTGGTTATTTACTGTCATGCTGCCATCAACCCAGTCGATAGCTGTATCAGCCAATGTAAAGATACCGCGAGTAGCTACAGGAACAGCTTGTCCAGTGAGAACGGCTTGTAGTTCGGCTCTCTTTACAGGATTATAAAGAAGTCTTTCGCCATTTTCATCGGTGGCTAGAGTCTGATTCAAAGTCATGCCAAGAACTGGAGTACCAGCGGTGGCAGCAGTGAACTGCAAAGGTACAGCAGGGTATTGAGCAGCACCCAAGAAAGGATAATCTGCCTTACCAAGTGTATTTGTAATATCGGTAGCTGTGTATTGAATTGGATCTAGATCCAAGTTACCAGCGGATACCTTGACGAAAACACCGGCTGAACCATTACCATTTGTAGATGGGGTGGCATCAACAGTGTCGCTTGCGAACATGTTGACAACATCAACGTCGCTATACTGTCTGAATGGATATAATCTTAGTGACATATATTTTAAAATTTAACTGTTATATTTTCCTTACTGAAAGCCTTACCTAGTCTTTCTTTCCAAGAAGTTTTTGAATCTGAAGGAGAAACTGACTGAGTGGGTATAGCTGGCTCTTCGCGTTTGGCATTAGCCAAAGCTGTTTCAACTTCAACTGTCTTTTCGACAACTTCAGTTTGTTGAGTCTTTGCTTGTCCCATTCTCTTAGCCAATTCGGCTTCTAGACGTTCTTGGAAAATCTTATCTTGATCTTGCTTTGAAGCTTTGCTCTTGTGTCTAAAAAGAACAGCGAGCTTTTCTTTGTAAGAAGCGAAAGCTTCTTCTGTATTAGCCAAAGCAGATACTTCTTTAGCTAGAAATTGACGATCAACTTCATCAAGATCGTAATCATTATCTAATGAACTCATTCTTGAACTGTAAAGTTCTTGAGCAGCTTGAGCAGAAATTGTGCTTTCAAGTTCTGCGAGCTTGGCAGCAGTCTCAGAAAGTTTCTTATTGTTTTCTTCAAGATCCTTCTTGAATTGTTCAGCTTGAGCGACAGCTTCAGCCTTAGCGACTTCAGCCTTTTCGATTTCTAGCTTGATTTCTTCGTTCTTTAGTTTAATGCTTTCAGCGATTTTAGCTGAAATAGAAGCCACAGCTTCTTCACTAAACTTTGCAGTATCTTGCTTTTCAGCGAGAACTGTTTTTAATGCAGATAGTATTTGTTCTAAATCCATAATTTTAGTTTTGGTAATATTTACAGGTTGTTTTTCTGTTTGTGAAAATATTTTATTATTCAAATTGAGTAATTCTATAGAATTCACTTCGTAAGACTCAGCTTCTTCAGTTTCCATTTCTTCAATCTCGCCTTCATCTTCAGTTTCGTTTTCATCTTCGGTTTCGATAGCAGATGTTCCATCATCAATCACAACTCCTTGAACATCAGCAGCAGGATTAGTAGTAAAGCCAATACCTAAAGGATAAATACGACCAGTAACTAAACGATATACTGGAGTACCATCATTCATAAAACCAGAACCATCAAAGCCTTTTAAATATTTTTTAAATTCCTCTATCTGTTCTTTTTTTGTAATAATTTCTGCTTGCTTCAAATCTAAACTTCCAACTGCAACGTAATATTCGTTAAATCCAATTTCCCAACTAGCGCTAATTTTTTCAAACAATGCTGATTGTGGATCATTAGAATCTACAAGTGCATCAGCAAATTGACGATCAACTGTTTTATATACAACAGCCGCCAAAGCAATATTAAATGGACTAAGAGTTCCTCTCACATCTTCATCAGATAGAATTTTATTTTCTCCATAAGAAGAAAATGCTGAATTAACAATGTGACCAACTACTCTTTGCTTCTTGTGTTCAATATTTGTTGGTTTATGTATAAAATATTTTTTAAATGCAATTGCGGTATTCGTATCAATACCATCACCATTCTTATTAAAACGATTAACAACAGCAGCGTTAAATGCAGCGCCAACTAAATCTACATTTTTTTCCAAATTAACTGAAGAAGGTATAATTGACTTAAGAGAATTCAATGAAGCTTGAGACAATAAAACATTATTATCAAAATTCAATGAAGCTGTAACTATATTGTCAAATTTAGTTCTATAAAGAAACATAATATTAGATTTTACACAGAATATTTAGTACTGTGATATAAAAGCGCTGCTGCATATGTATCTAAATCATGTTCGCTGGCAGTTATTTGCACTTCGTTAAGTATATTTAACTTGTCTAGCTTATCAGTATTATTCAAAACATCTGTAGCAGTAGAGATCCAATTTTCTGATTCAGATCCAATTATAATTGCTTCAGAAATACCCTGAGCTAATTTTTTTTGTTCAGCGTTTAAAGATTTTTTAGAATATTTCTTTTTTAAACCAGCTTCAATAATAGAATATAAATCTTTTGTTTTATCCATTACTTTAGCAATTGCATCTTTAGCGTAAACAGTTGCTTTTGATCCAATTGGACGACCCCTTTCATTTGGAGTGGTAGTCTTTTTAATTGGAGGTTTGACTCCTGAAACTTCAGGCATTGGTGGAGGAATAACAGGAACGCCACCAACAATTGGATTATAAAATCCCTTCTTTCTTTCTTCTACAAATTTAGCCTGAGCAGCACCCAATTCTTCTTGAGTTGGATAAATACCTGTTTCAATAACTCGTAGACCTTCTTCAGGCGGTAATATACCAAGCTCCATCATGCGCGTGACCACGCGATTAAATTGAGTTTCATCTTTAATGGATACTTCCTCAAATTTAGCAATAGGACATTTACCTTTAAATCCTAGATTACGGAATATTAATTCCATTTCTGGCTGCAAGAAATCATTCAAGAAAGCTTTTCTAGCTTCTTTTAATCTTTCAAAAAATACCTGAGCTTTTACTGTTGTATTTGCAAACTTTTCAGATCCAATTAATATATTTTGCAATCCTTCTTTAATATCTTCATTTACAACTTTATATTTTTCATATCCCAATACTTTATTCATGTCTGGGATAACGAATTCAGCTTTAGTAGTATAGTCCGCAACAAGAACGCGACCAACTGACTGATTGGTCAAAAGACTTTGCATTGCTTTAATATTTTTATGATTGATACCGCCCTTCGTTGGCTCAGTACCCATAGTAATCAATAGAATTACATTCTCAATCGTGCGACAAATAGCTTGATCAATCTTTTTCATTTCCATTTTAAAATTGATATCATCAAGAACTGCAAATCCAAAAGGAACAGCAAAAGGTTCGTAATCCTGCTTCTTATAAAAAGAATATATAATATTTGTAGGATTTATTTGTATCTTCAGACCATCTCTTGCCCATTGCCCATTGGCGATCTTGTCTTGAGTCTCTTTATCTAAACTGTTAAAAACCATTTGATCATGATCGTTTTTTGGTGAGCGAAGTCTTTCTAACTCATATTCAGAAAGTATCTTTTGATAAACGACTTGATTCCAAGAACTTGTGTGATTCGTTGTTAAATAAAATGGATTAAGAAGAATATATTGAACAGGAATCAAATTCTTTACATCATATGGAGTTGGATAATTGTATAATTTAATATCTGTATTATATGATGCTCCATCATACGATGCATATGTTTCTAAAATCTTTTGAAAATCGTCGATTTCAAACTTAGCGTTTATTTTATAAAAGAAAACATTACCACTACGATAGTATTCACGAAAATACTGATCTTTGACATTCCACATTCTTGTATACTTCATCCATTTTGCAAAAAAATCTTTTGCTTTTTGACTTCCACCTTCAAGATATATTTCTGCATTGGCAAATTCAGACATAATATCTACTGCGTTTCTAAAAATAGCTACGTTAGCATAAGCCTTTTGACAAAGCTCAATTGCATCGCGGATATTATATCCATTTATTGAAAATTCGAAAGGCAATAAGCCTTCTCTGATATTGCCATATTTATAAATTTTTGGTCCTATATAAGCTAAATTTCTTCGCAAATTAGTAGACTCTCCAGCCCCACCTCTTTCATAAGTCGAAGCCTTTGATTCTTGTTGATAAAATGGATCACCAACCAAAGAAGGCTCTGATGAGTTTTCTTTTAAAAGAGCGTCGAGAGGTTCAGATTGACCTTCTTGAGCTTTAGAGAATTTATCCCAATAATCTGATCTTTTATTATATTTGCGACTCATGTTAATAATAGTTACACATTGTAACTTTAAAAGTGACTTTTTAACTTTTAAGCAATAAACATTGGTTCAAAAGTTTCAGTCATATCTTCAACGTGAGTATTATTCATGTCAAAATATACCTTAGATAACCAATTACCTAATACTAATGCTGAATAACTATCTTTTCTAGGTTTATCTGGTCCAGATTTACGTTTAAGATTTGCAGGAAGATCAAAATTCTGCATACCTTGAGCAGATG